TTGTGGGTATTAGTGCGATGCTGCTCTTATCGCGCGATTAATTTTATTTTCAATTGAAGTTAGCTTATAACTGCGCCACGTCAGCTCAAGTAGTATTGCAAATAAATCATCACGGTTAATTTCATTAATGATTGTACAACACTCGTCTTTTGTTAATTGTCCGCAGTAGTGTGTTGGGTTTGACAAGTATGTCAAGACGTCAACAAGCTCGTGATAAGAATACTTTAAGGTGAGGTAAGTTTTGATTTCGTTCATTTTGTTTTGTTCTCCTACTAGTATTTACCGTAATGTGTAAAAATCATGGTATAATAGGAGTGCAATGAAAGAAAAAGCCCATGAAGGGCTTTTTAGGGAGAATAAACAAAATGGCATTAATGTTTACCATAATATTTATCAAGGGTGGGGGGTGCGCAAGTACATCCCCCCGTGGGTGCAAGGAAATAAACGACCCAACACGATTGCCTACTTGCGGCGTTTTTTCTTTGGCTTAATTGAATACGCAATAGCCACAGCTTCTTCTGGCGTGTGGCCTTCTTTAATAAGAGATGCAATATTCTTTCGCCTTGCTGTTTTTGAGTTGCTTTGTATTAATGGCATTATTTAAAATAAATTCCAATTGCTGCCATAATCACTGAAGAAATTAAAATCCATAGTAACTTTGTAGAAGTGTTTAAAAAGCGACTTGTGTCATTTAGCTTTATATCGTGTATTTCAAGTTTTTGATGTATCCGTTCAATTGACCTGTGTACGTGAACTTTATCTTCTTCAAGTGATAGCAATTTTTCTTCAGCGCGAGCAAGAGCAATAACAGTTTCTGCAAGACTGTCAATTTTTGATTCAATACGATCTAGCCTGCGAGTATCTGTTGCAACAGCTTCAAGTAGCTGGCGATCTGCTTCCCTCCTCATGTAACTTTCCGTCCTGTAAAAATCTTCATCTTGCATAACTTAGTCCTTACGTTTCGCTAATATTTGTATTGCCAATTGGGACGCGAATCCAAATTGCTTTTCCATCTACGTCTAGGAGCCCAGAAGCAACAGCGATGCATGGTGCACCACTATCTCCGTTTGAGCAAAATGCGATAGTTCCTAGTGTAGCTCCTATGAATTCTTTGAGCTCTGCTACTGTTTTATTAACAAATGCCAATTGACTGTTTACTTCAATTACTTCAGTTCCGGAGTTAAGAACTACTGGGTTTGAAGAGTTACTTGTCAATTGGCTTGAGGCATGTATTGCAGGTATTTGTCCACTGGCGTCCAGTGGACAAATACCATTTGGTACTGCGTATGATTCAACAACGTCTTTTAATGTTGCGAGCCCGTTGTGTAGCTCCGGACGCGCATTGCCAATAAAGTCGTAGTCGCTGTCAAGGTGTTCAAATGTTACTAGTGCGTTTTGTGGGAAATCTGCCATGTTTTATGATCCTGATGTAAAGTTTTCAATCTCGTTCGCCATATTAATACGATAATGTAGCGGGAAGCCTTCTTGGTCTGGTACTTGTTTAACTTCTGGGTAACCTGTTACTGTTATTTCAACCCATACACTTGATGCTGAAATTAATGCGTTATTTTGGTTGTAGAACTTAAACTTAATTTGATTCTGATCGCTAGGATTGCGAGGACCAAAGTCAGTTGGTACCAGTTTATATAAGCCATTGACTGTTACGTTATTTATTTTACCAAATTTAACTTCATCCCATGCAAAAGTATGTTCGCCTGTTGCTACGTTGTATGTAGTATACCCGTACGAATCACCAACTTGGATGCGGAAAGTTGATGTAATTTCGTTTGTGTATATTCCCATATCAAAGCTTAAAATACCAACTGGACTTTGCAAATCAGAACCGTCTTTGTTCTTAATTTCAACGCGCGGGCGAATGTAACGTCCTGTGCGTACATCACCATATGGACTATTTGCGAACGGTTGACCTTCATTCCACGTTACCATATCGTTACTAACGTCAAATGCTGCATGGTAGTATGTTCCAACATCAAAGTTTTCTCCTTGTTCTGACAATCGCTTTGGAGTAGTCTTAACTTCAGCAGTCCAGTAGAATTCTTTAACTTGTTTTAAGTCGTATGTTGGACCAACGTATGTCGCAGATTGGATTAGAGCAATTTGATTTAACCAGTGGTTGTGGTTACTCCAGTTGTCGCTTGCTCGCGCGCCAAGCCAAGTGCGGTGTAGCTTCTTCTTATACTGTTCAACACCTTGGTAGTTTACGTAGTAGTCTTCTGTTTCTTTCTTAAAGTCATTCCATGTAATACCCCAACGTGTTTTACGCTCTTGGTAAGTGCCTTCTCCCGGGAATCCTGAGTATGTTGTGAACTTCTCTCCAACATCTGGCAATCCAAGTGGATCATTGTCGTATTGATCCATTGAATCTGCATCCCAAACAGTCCCGTATGAGTCACCGTTGACGTCATGATTATTACCAGTTTCAATATCTGGGTTTAAATGCCCCCAAACAAGGTTTGGTGATGCATTAGCTTCAACTATTTGGCCAAGTCCGTTGTTGTACTCAAAATCCTTTAGTAACCAGTGAGCTTTGTGAACTTCACCAGTAATAACAATCCCATCAACGGTATATGTTGTGATCTTGCCGTTTTCTTCTATAGGTCCTTTTGAGTTGCGCGGAAATACTGAAATATAGTACGATGCACCGCGACGGGCGTTTGTAAATGTTAAAGTGTTGTTGCGTACAACACCGTTCCATCTCCAAACATTTGGCTCATCTGAAATCCGCTGAATGTATACTTGGTAACCCCATTCGTTGTTTGAATCAATAGTTGTCCAATTGATTTCTAGATCAGTAGTATTGTCAGTTAGTTCGCCGCTTTCTGCTTTTAAGTCTCTTACAAAAATAGCTGTTACTTTATCAGGTAGCTCAGTATTTGGCAAGAACTGGTCAATTTGTGTGTTGGAATCCCACCCATAACCGGATGGTACTAATAGTCTATTACGATTCGGAGCAGGTAGACGACGTGCAGCTGTTCTCTCCCAGTTTTCCTGCAGGTTATTAATTTCAACGTTCTCTTTTATTGCAAGACGTTTTGCTGCAACGTCAACTGTGAAGTCTGGGTTGTACGTAATATCTGTGATATAGAACTTTTCGCCTTGCAAACCAGCAATATCATTAGTTATACTAACAACATCGTATATACGGGCATTCAATAAATCAGGAGTTGCTTTGAACGTTACTGTGTCTCCGTAATGACTTTCAATGATCATAGTACGGTATATGTCTAGAAGTCTAGAAGCATCGCTATTTGCTGATATAGTAACAACTTTCTCTGCATTTGGATCAATAAATTGTTTTTGTGCACTCCATAGAAACGAATCTCTTACTTCTTTTGCTGTTATTGAAATTTCTTTAGTTGATGTATCAAAATACTTAACAATGAGTTGCTTAATCTTTTCGCTTGCTGGGATTGCTTCGTACGAAATACCACCAATAATGTTATCTTCGTCAACTTCAAACAGTTTACAGTAGTTGTTGTAAAATGGGTTTCTGCCAATCATTAACATACAGTTAGGATTGATCCTTAAAGTGTACTTTCCGTCAACATATATTAACGCAGCATTCATATGCCCTAGGAGGTCCTTAATGTTTGAAGTAAACGACTTTGTAGTGTCTAGGCGATAGTACCTACTAGCATTAAAGGTGGCAGAGCTATCAGACTCTGACCAAACTATTGAATGTAATATTTTAGAAGCATCTATAAAGCTACTAACGTCTATTAAGTTTGTGTCAATACCATGACCAAACTTTGAATTGATGATATAGTTATATAATACATATGGTAGAGTTAAAGCAGAATCCCCGGGTACCCCAACACCGTCTACATGAAATTCAAAGTTTGGAATTCCTTGGAACGGCTTTGGGGTTGGGTTTACTTTTTCATAATCTGGCCATTCTAATCGCATTTTAACATGCGCGATGCCCGGGTATGTTGCTTTGTCTGTATGCCACGAAGGAGTGTGCGTGTTGTTGGTATCACCGCGATTGACATAGATTTTTCCGTACGGGTTGAGGTTACTGTATTCGTACGCATTTACTTCACCATAGCCAATTCCGGATTTAAGACTACTAGCGCGTGTAATTAAAGGATAAACATATCTGTGATCGTAAATGTTAAGTTCACCAATTGGCCCGTGGCATAAAAGATATGTTATGTAAAGGTACTTATTCTTAGTCCCGCTTGTTTCTAGATATACTTGCAAACCCCCTGTCTTAGCCCCTATCTTAGCCCCAAGCGATAGATAGCTAGGAATTAAGTTAAAAATTAACGGAACAGGATTAGATCCGCCGCGCCTATTAACAGTTGTGCCAACTTGCTGATTTAAATCATCTGCACTTGGCATGTCTGGCATGAATAGATCGCCAACAAAATCAAAAATTGGTTCAATGATATTATCAGAAACCCAATCCCATGCTTTCTTAAATGGCTTTGTTACTGATTTCCATACTTTGCTAAAAAATCCCATTATTCACCCCACATATATGCTAAGTTTTGGTCTATTGTTTTTAAATGACTGTAATCGCCTTTTTCGTACTGTGCGAGGTTGTTGTCAAGCAAGTATGCGCGATAACTGTCGTAGTTAGTGGAGAGTGTTCGCTTTGATTCGCGATCATACAAGTAGTGGCTAACTTGGAATGTAACTAGTGCATCATTTAAATCATGATCGCTATGTGCTCTTACAACATGTCCTTTGTAGTGGAGTACTGCATTTCCAATTTGAGTATACGGCTCGCTTTCAGTTAGGATTGCTTTTGACAACTCAACTTGAGCAAAAGCATATCTGCCATCTTGCACAGAGTTTGTAAATGTTGCGCTCAGTCCACTAAACGCAAGGTCAACAGTTTTACGGCCAAAATTACTTGTTTGGTTAACTCGCGGCATGTTAAGTATTAACCCCTCCCCGGTATACAGGCGCGAAACACCTGTATGGTCGCGGAAATTAAAATCAACACCGGAGTTTGTTAAGTAATATGTCTCAGCTGCTTGATTATCACGCGCAAGAAAAGTAATTTTAACAAGGTCTGCAACATAACAACCATTTTTAATCGCATCTATTTGTGTTTGCGTCCAGCCTGGCATTAGATGTCCTCTCTTAAATTTAAAGCAATACTAGTACGACCAAGTAATCCTGAGCTCATTTGCGACACTTTATCATCAAGGAACACACGCCATCGCACTCCTCGCGCAATGATCGCTGTGCCTGCAGGGACGTCCATAACAAGAGATGGGCTTATTTTAAACGCCCCGTGCGAAACTGATCCAACATCAATTGGGTTACTTACTTCAGTGATCTGATAAACTTTTGAGTGATTAAAAAATTGAATATAATCGCCAACGCTCAAAAAATCGCCCATTAATTGGTTATAATGTGTGTTTTGGAAGTTAGTTGAGTACTCAATAATTGAATTGCTTTTTGATTTAGTAAATCGCGTTGTTAACGTTGGGTCAACAACTCCATTATACTCAATTGCAAGATCGCTGTATACACCGCTTGAATCGCTGTAGTAAGGAACTTCTACATCAAAATACGATAACTGCCCTTTTTGTGCTTGTAAAAAGCCCATTATTTCTTTTGCGCTTTTAACTTCTAAGCTTGGGTAGTTTACTTGTAGTTTGTAGTAGTGCCCCATGTAGTTAAGTCGTTGTGTTTGGCCACTATTGGCTTCAACAACAACAGTTGGGAAGTGACTTGTTATCGTCACCTCCGCAAAGTTAGTGTTTGGTAAAATACCGCTCATTATCGTAACATTCCTGGATTCTCATTGACAGCTTGACGAACCATATTAACAATCATCGCGCGGCGACTTGCAAGTAATTCATCAAAGCTAGTAGAGTCAATGTTATTTATTGAGAAGGTTACGTTAACATCCTTCCCATTACCTAAGTTGCCGTTTGGAATGATTGTGCCACTCTGACTTGGTACGAACATCTCCGGACCACGCTCACCAACGATATATGGCTTTTTACCCATAACACTACCACCAGTAAATCGTCCGGGCGGCTGCTGACTTGCAATAGTTGCAATTTGAGCAGCACCTGCAGCAACAACAATACCAGCCAATATTGGACCAAAAATACCACCTTGTGCAAGTGCTTTAGTTGCACCTGTTGCAGTGTTCATAATCGCTTCGCTTATTTGCAAGGCTTGCTGTGCGCGGAATGCAGCTTTGTTAGTTTTAGCCATTTCACTTAGCAATGCTTTACCACTTTCTTTAGCAAACGCAACTTGCTCATCGCCGCTCATTTTGCTAAATTCAATCTTTGCAAATTCACCATCTTTAAAATATCCAACGTTACGCTGAACATTTGCTGCTTGGATTGATGCAAGTTTGTCTTGGTGTTGCTGTTCAAGTTCTTCTCGCATTGCGGCATATTCAGAAAATGCAAGGTTTTGAGTATTGTAGTACTCTTCAAGTGTTGACATACGCTCTTGGAAATTGATTGCTTCTTTTTCCTTTTCAGTACGTAAACTTTCTTGCAAACTTTCAAATCGCTTCTTAAGTTCGTCTTGGTACTTTTTAGTTCCTTCGCTCATTCCGGCGGGTGCAACACCGCCTGCAGTAAATTGAGGTAAACTATCTAACCCAATTGGCTCTCCAACTCCGCTTGAGGTTTTTTGTTGCAATTTGTCGTATGCGTCACCTGCTTGGGTCCAAGCATCAGCAAGACCTAGTGCACCTTCTTTAACATCATTTGGAACAGCATTAGCGAGAGCGTCTGTTAAGCTTTGTGCAGATTCTTTTGCATATTCTAAGCCGTTGTCAACCATATCGCTTACTGATTCTTTTGCACTATTAAATGCACTTTCAACGCGGTCCATACCCGGTATAAATTCAGCAATAGTATTGTATACATCTAGAAGCTTTTGTTTAAATGCTTCAAATCGTTCTTGTATACCTTTGATTACGGCTGCAACTTTTTCTTTAATAAACGAAGCAAATCTACTAAATGCCTGACCAACAAAATCAACAACTGCTGATATTTGTGCAAGTGTGCGGCCTAAGCCGTTTTCAAAACTTAAGTATGCAAGTAGTGCAACAACTGCACTAATTAAGAATCCAATTGGGTTTGCTCGTATCGCAATATTGAGTGCAAGGACAGCTTTTTGGGCCATTGTTACAGCACCAGCAAGTCCGCTTGCGCCAATATATGGTAGTGCAGCGGCAAATGCTGCTCCAAGTATACTTGTATTTTCAGCTGCAAGCTTGATTAGATACGTAACGCCATTAAGTGCACTTCCTAACACTGAACCAAATTGTTCAGCAAGTGGTTCGCTTGCATTAATTAAGCCAGTTACTGTAGCTATTAATTCTTTTAAAGCAGGAGAAGCACCATTGCCAACTGCAGCTGCAACATTAGTAACGCCAATTGAGAAGTTACTCATTAACGTTGACAAGTTGCCAAGGCTGCTAGCAGTTGCTCCGCCAAACTGCTCTTCAATGCCACTACTTAGAGCATCAAGTATTTGGCGGGCGCCTTCTGCACTTTGTCCAAACTTACTAATTTCTAAGCGACTTAGGCCAAGCTTTTCTTGTAGTATTTGGAAAACAGGAATACCGCGGTCAGCAAGACGGTTTAAATCCTCTAACCCCAAGCCACCTGCTGTTGTTCGCGAAAATAAGTCAGCCATAGCATTTAGTGTGCCAAGCTGATCAGTTGAAACTGCAGCAGTGTCAGTAAATAATCGCATTAATCGCTCAGTTGGCTGTATACCAGCACTGGCGAGTTTAACGTATGTTTGTGTTAGTTCTTCAACACCAAACTGTGTGCGAGTTGATAAATCTTGCAACGCCTTAAAAGCACGACTGCCTATATCTGCACTTTTAGTAACAGATGTAAGCGCACTTCTTAAGTCTTCAAAACGAGCAGTGACCCTGACGATGCTTGCTGCAACTGCGCCAGTTGCTAATGCTCCAAGCGCAGATGTTGCTCTGCTAATGCCTCTATCAAATTCGCTGGTGTCCAGTTTGAGTTTAACGGTTTCTTCAGTAGCCATTTAGGACTCCTTTTGTAGTTTAAAATAAGCGCACCAGATTTCTAATTCTGCTACGCTCAGTTCAGCTACTTCTTCAAGGCTTTTGTGAAGTTCTAGACCCAACCTGCATAAAAGCAACATGTCAGGGTCACGTTTTAGTTTTTTGCAGTTGCCTCAACGTCAAAACTTTCACCCTCTCCGTTGTTTAGGACAGTGGCGATTCGTAAAATAACATCTGGATCAGCTTGATTTAGGAGTACTGTGCGATCTGCAGGAGCAAACATTTTTGTACCATCTTCTTTCCGTGCTTTTGTTACGATTGTTTCAACAAGTGCTTCAACAACTTTGCCTTGATTGTGTAGTTGTAAGATTGCAGACTGTTCTTTAAATGAACTAACTGCTTTGTAGTAGATTGTTGTACCCCATTCAGGTACTTCAATTGATAGCATCTTGTCGCCTACGCGATCTTTGAAATGTTCAATTGCTTTTGATAATACTGGGTTCATGGTTTTCTCCTTGCTTTAACTTCAGTAAGTGTTGGCTCTATCATGCCTTTTTTGCTTGTTTGCTATGGCCTTTTTCTAGGTAACCTATATAAGGTACGTTGTTGTAAATCTCATAGCCGTCTGATATTTTTCTTAGTTTCCACCCGGCTCTTGCTCGCCCGGTTTTAACTGGAGTTCGCTTTGTAACACCTTCTAGGATGTGATTAGCAGTTTGGCGGGACAAAGAATCCCGCCGTTTACTTAGCTTTTGTTTGAGTTTAGAAGATTTAACCTCAACGCTAAGTTTCATTTACGTTATGCCTTTACACCAAATGTTAGACCATTAGTGCCTTGGAAGCTAGCAGTTGCTTCTACTAGACCGTCGTAACTTGCAGTAATTGAGAAACCAGTGATAATTACATTACCACTAATCATCATATCACCAATAGTGTCACCTTCTGGGTAGAAAATAACTTCTACTTCCGGGTCACTGTCACTGAAAACATCAAAAGCAGCAATAGCAGAGTATTGCGGACTTGTGTCGTCTAGAACAAGATCCATACTTCCAGTGAAAGTACGCATACCTTTAATAAAACGGCGATTAGTGTCGCCCATATAACTCACGTCAAGCGTGTCTTGTGTTGTGTCAAGTGTAAAAGAACGAATTTGTGCAGCAGTATTACCACCAACACTTACGATCCCATCACTTCCTCTAATTGCGGCCATTATTCAAGCTCCTCTGAATTGTTTTTTGGCACAGATTCTTCTGTCTTTTCAACGCGCTCCCACCCAGCAGCAATAAATTTATTAAGCTCTTTTTCTGGGATGCTGCGAACACGTCTACCGTCTGTTACTTTAATCATACATTGCCTCTAGTCTGAATATAATCAACTCTTACAGTCAATATAATCTCACCGTGTGGGTTTGCTATATCATTATTTACATTAATTTCTTCAACCATTGTTTCAAGAGCAATTCCGCCGCGTGATTGGTCTGCTACAACAGCAACTTCAACCTTTCCTGCGATATCGTTACGTAATTCATCAATGTTTGAGCCATTAACATAGCAATGAACAAAATAATCAACACTAGCGCGGTATTCGCTTGACTGAAAACCCATGGAAAAATGGGTTCGCGTTTCTGGACCAGTTTCAACTAATACAGCTGGAAACTGGGTGCGAGCAAGCTTCTCAAGTTCAAGTTCTTCTCTTGTTACATATACCGGAAGTGTTTCTCTAATAGTTTTGACTATATTATCTGCAATTGAGTTTCGTATACTCATCTAACTAACCTCAAGGGATTTATTTTAGTTTTTTCTTCTTCGCTGTAGATACTATCATTGTTGGCGTCGTAATTAACTCCGTCAGCGAGAACTAACTCAAACTCCTCATGAAATCTAGATTTGTAATAATCCATCATCACTGTAAAGTTGTCAGGATCACTGTCAAACTTTGTCATTTGTGGGAGAATATAATACGACAGTACATGGTATACTGCCGCTCTTGTTAGTTGTGATTCATCTAGGCGACTTGGATCAAACTCAGTAGTGCTGATCCCACTTTGAGGAAGCCAACGAATGCGTAACATACGAATTATATCTTGTTTAGTGAGCTCAATTTTTGATTCAAAACTTTCAGCTGAAGCTCCATAATCAAATATACTTGGCTCGTATTCTAATACATCATCAATTGTTAACATTGTTCGTTGTCCTCAAAAAGGGGGGATGAACCCCCCAAGTTAGATTAGATAGTAGCGTCCGCGGTAATAGCAACACCGTATGTAGGCTGAGTAGTTCCGGCACCACATGCAACAGTTGCAACCCATTCAGTAGCACGTAGACTTGCATCACGCTGAGATTCTAGACGAATATCACGTTTCATTGCAAGACCTAATGCATCACGAGTAAAGACGCCAGCAACAGCATCGCCGTTAACGTCAATTGGAAGCAAGCTTGACTGGTATACTTTAATACCAAATACTTCAGTAACAAAGCCAGCACGTAGAGCTTCGTTGCCTAGTTCACTTACGCTGTTAGCATTAGTTGAGTAACCTGCATCAGCAAGTGATTTAGTTAGGTTGTAAGCTTGGTACGGGTGAACAACAGCAATTAACTCACCAACTGCATTCTGTGCGCGAAGCTTAGCGTGTGCAGCTAATAGCAAGTCCGGAGTAAGTTCAACACCAGCACCACCAACAGTGTTAGTAAAGTTAGCAAATTCAGCAAACACTAGCTCGTCTACTTTCTCAGCAACAGCACCGCCAATCTGACGACCAACAGATGCATAAACATCATCACCTGCAGATTCAGCCATCAAGTCAGTAACAGTGGTCATAACACCATATTCGCCAACACTGATATCTACTGAGCTAGCAGTTAGAGCACTGTTAGAAAGGTCAGTACCATCTGCAACAGAAGTAGCACTTAGTTTACCATAAACTGGTACTTGTACAGTTTTACCTTGTGAACCAGTGATGTCATAAACACGGGCAATTTCAGCGGCAATAGATGCTTCGTTAAATGTGTATAGTGCTTCTTGCACTGCGTTTGCGTATAAACCACTTCCAGCGGTTGTATTAAATTCATTAGCCATGGATTAAGTTCCTCTTATTTTTGTTTAGATTCTTTCCATTTGCGATATAGATCCCTATGATCTTTTCGCGACATATCAAGTTGTGTAATATCAAGATCGTTAGATTTATTTCTAACTGAAGATTGAGAACCTGTACCAGCTGGAGTGGCTGATACGAAGTGAGGGTTTTGTTCTAGAAATTCTTTGACGTAATCAGCAACTGTTAACGGAGTTCCTTCGTCGCTATAACGTACCTTGTCGCCATCTAGAATTTCTACTTGACCGTCTTCTGTTAAACGAACATTACTTTTTAAAAGCTGAGTTACTTGATCAGGGTTAACTGCTTTATTAGTACTTGCTGCATTTAATAGAGCACCTTCTACTTTGATACTGTGAATTTCCTTTTGCAGCTGTTGAATAACAGTGTCCTTTTTACTAACAGTATCCTTAAGGATTTGGTCAAATTCACCTCGCTTCTTTTTTCCTCCAAGATGCGATTCTCGTCCGCTTCTAGCAATTTGCGATAACGGTCAACATCTACATCACCATATTGTTTCTCAAACTTTGCACGTTCGCGCTTTACTCGTTCAGTTACAATACGATCCAAGTCTTCTTGTGTAAATGTTTTACTTTCGCTTACTGCTTGATCCTGAGATTCAACCGCGGAACTGTCTGTCTCAGTGCTAACCATCTCATTAGATGTAGTCATAATTTTATCCTCGTTTTTTCCTTACTTTTTATTTATTACTTGCGTTTATTACTATTTTATCTTTAATAGCTTGATACTATGTCTATTTAGCTCCATATCAACTTGGTGGGAAAACCAAATGTTGAGAGCTTTTGTTGGAGCACTTATGTATACTTCATCAATTAACATAAGGTCGCGTAAGTTCTTTAAAATCCATGGCTTAGTTTGTTCTGTAACTGTTATTTTAATCCACTTGTATTTGTTTAATTTAAATTCATCTAGTGGTTTAAGTGTTGCTGTTACATTTGCCTTTTTTGCATACAAGTCAACTAAGTCTGCCATTATTTCACTGTCGTATATATCACATGATTGTTTCCACACAAGTAATTCCACTCCACTAAACGTACCAATTATTGCTCCAAATCCTTTTGGAGCATATTTACTGATAGTAGTTGACGGAACGTGATAATGAGCAATATTATTGTGCGTTATATTAAATCTGTTTATTATTTTCCAAAGATTCCCATACGTTGGATCACTCAGTAGTTGATATGTTATCATAGAATAGTAATGTTTTGATTTTGTTTTTAATAAGCAGTGTCATTTCTGGATCATCTGGGAACAGAGACAGTGCTTCTTTTAATTGACGTAATTCTAATTCTGTATCGCGTGTACTAAATGTAACCGGGTAGGTAACTTGACCATCAAACGTTTCATTCATCCATCGTGCAAACAATCTCCATATATGTTCTTCAGCAAGTTCTAAGTTTTTTGATTTTTCAATTAACTTAGCACTAAGAAGTTGGAATTCAGTTTGCATAGCTACGCCGCTTAAATTTCGCTGACTAGTAGCTCGCACTGAACCTAAGTGTGCCATACGATCAATGCTTGCAAGCTTTTCGTTGATTGAATTAATAATACCGTCAAGACTACCAGCATTTGGTTGAAGTAAGAATGGCACAAGGCCGGGGTCTAGGTTCTCATCTATTTCAATTATAGCGCCAGCGCCTGCTGCCGCTCGCGTGTTGCTTGTTTTAACCAAGCTTGGGTGATTACTTAGACGAATAAGTTGTTCAATTTCAGAGTGTTCATCATATATTGCTCGCTGAACGTCTGCAATATCGTTAATGTCACTCACTCCAATTCCGCGCTCGTCAGTGCGGCTGTTGTATAAGATAACAATTGGAACAATACCTAGTGGATTTGGGAATGATTCAATAAGTTTGTATTTGTCTGTTTTCTTTCCTTCGTTAACATAATACACTTGTGTTTCTTCCGGAGTGTATATGCGAACATACATTTCGCCCGGGCCTATCTCTTGTTCAAGAATTTTAACCATTGTCAATTGGTAAGCTCCGTTGAGCTGTCTTTCAAATTCCCAATCAAGCACGTTAGGTGGCGTTACGATGCTAACATAAGGACGAATACCTTGTTCAAGCTCTTGTGCCCGTGTTGTTGCTGCTGTTGCTGGTTTGTCAACAATGATCCAAGCAGACCCGTATATAGATGCCAGTACTGACGCATCTCTCATGAATGCATCATATGAGCGGCCGTCTAAGTCAGCATCAACGATAAAATCAGCCACAGCACCTAGGTTTTTAATTGATCCTAAGTCTCGTTGTGGTTCTTTTGCAAATAAAAAGCTTGAATACGTGTGAATTATATTCTTACAGTGGTTATCAAGTGGTGTTTGTTTTTTACGAAGAGTATATTCTTCGTCAGTTTCGTATACGTATCGCGTGAGATAATCGCCTGCTTGGTAGTCTGCGCCGCCTAGGTAACTATCATTTAAAAACTTCCATCGCTTTCTGTTTTCCTTGTACAAGGGATGGATACTTAAAATATGTTCTGAGTTCATTGCAATGTTCCTCTCTGTTATTTAACTCTAGTTTGAACCTGCCAGCGCGAGGGTTCTGCATTGTCAGTAGTTTGGGTTTTAGTTATTGGGTGTAAGAATTCAATGCAATACGTTGCTGCATCAAAAATGTGGTCAAGTCCGGATGATTTATCAACTTGTGTTGTGCCATCTTTGTATTGCAATTTTTCAAATGATTTGATCAAATGAACGCATTTTCCATCTACTTTCAATCTGTTTTGCCCGTTTGAATTGAGTAATAAGCTGTTACAACTATTAATGCGATCGCGAATATAAGGGTGCTGGCGACGAAAACGACACTCAAAACCAGCGTTTTGAAGAATGTTAATATCAGTCTTACTACCTGCAGAAGTTTTTCGTTGAACACCTGCAGGATCTGGGTAAACAATAATTCGTTTGTTTGGATATCGTGTTTTAATTTCATCAACCATTTCCTCTGTATTTGATACCGGAATCACAATTTCATCAATTGCGTGAAGTCCGTCTTTTGTTTGCGCAAAAACAACAGCACTCATTGGGTTGACGTTAAAGTCCATACCAATGTGTAATGTGCGATCATGGCCGTTATAATCACACAAGTAGTCACGTGACCAGTTAGGTACACACAACCCTGCCCACTGTTCAAATGTAGCCATAAACTCTTGGTTGAAAACGCGCTGACTCATTGATCGCCTTGCTTCTTCAACTTCTTCCGGTTTTACATTTCCGCCTTGCAAGGTTGTAAACTGGTATACACCCCATGCTGGATCAGACTGTCGTTCGCGATACAAATCATACGCCCAGTTACCAGTGCCTTTAGGGGTTCCTAAAAATATTGCGCCGCCTTGTTGGTCAGCAAGTGCAGGGCGTAATACTTCTTCAAATGCATTAGCCGGAATGTCTGCAAATTCATCAAGTACTACAAACGACAGAGACGCGCCACGGAGTGAATCTGGGTTGTCTGCTCCTCTTAAACAAATAGATGATCCGTTAACAAGATCAAGCCTTAAATCGCTTTCGTCTTTCTTTGCAACCCACTTGAGACCTATTAATATCTCCTTAAGGGGTTTCCAGACGATTTGCTTCGCCATACGATACGTAGGCGCAACATACCAAACTGTTTTATCCGGTTCTTTTGCAGCGTGAGCCAACTCGCGAATTGCAAGGTATGTTTTACCAAAGCGGCGGCCTGCAACAAGTATACGAAAACGTTTATTGTCTCGCGCAACAATTCTCTGACACTGTGTTAAATTAATCGCCATCTTCTTCGTCGTACTCTGGCTCTGGCCCAACGTCAACAGTTAAATCGTCTAAGTCTTCGTTCCATGGTAGTGGTTTATTTTCATCACTAGAACGTTCGCCATTGTCACTTTGACCTAGCATTTGCTTACCAAGCCAAACGAGCATAGTCTTGTCACCGTCCATAGCCGCTTGTAATTGGCGTGCACGAAGTTTCATTTTTGTTCCGGCTTTTGCTTGCGCAATAACATCGCGGTATCTGCGACTAATTGTAGACTTGTGTACGTTAAAGAACTGAGCCATTTCTTCCATAGAAGCACCTAACTCTGCTAACTTAATTAATTGTTTAAAATCAATTGAAGCACGTGGTGCTCCCATATTTGGGTTTTTGGTTCGTCTCTCTTCAACGTGTACATCAGCCGGGAGGTCTTCATATGAAGGGCTTAAATCGTTCTCGCTCATTAGATACTCCTTGCTTTTATTAATACACGGAATTCTCTTGCTTCTGTGTATGTTTCTGTTGTAATAATATTTTTAACAGTATACATTTTACCAATTGTCCCACCTGTTAAAACAATTGTAGTATACGGACTTATAAATGATTTTGTAACTTGAGCTAGTGGAGCTGCGTCGTCTGGGATTGATTCAATTTCCCATGTACTAGTGATAATTAATTGATCGGGTGGTAGTACTCCAGCCCAATTTAACGTGTAGTCAAGTGTTGCATCTGGAGATTTCTCAATCCAAACACCTTGCCTGTCTCGTTTAAATCCTGAAATTTCAAGCATAATGTTATCCTATGTTGTAGTGGCGAGTTTCTTGTTCAATGTTATAAGTGCGAATTTGCGAACTAACTTCAAACGATCTTGTTTCTTGCATGATTTTATAAGTGCGTTCGTCGCCCGGGATCACACTTGAAAGTAATGTAATATTAGCATACACTGAAGTTGACGAGCGAATACCTTCACTAACGTAGTTTGATTCTACATAATTAGTGTCTACGTATTCAGATGTTTTAAAATATAGTGTAGCCATATATTACTCCATTGTAATACTCAAATCCCCAGCCAAGAAGACAACAACGTCAGTGTTTGCGACAGGTCTAGGGTATTCAAGTTCGCCAATGAATAAGCAATTACCACCAGTGCTGCTATCGTATATACCCACGTGGGTAATTTGACCCCAACTTTCTTGAGCTGGGTTAAAAGTAATATCATTTGTATTAATGATCGCATTTGTTGATGTCCTACTAAATTTATTATTGAGTGGGTTATTAATATCAGTAATTAATTGACGCTGATATCCTAGCCCGCTTACTTCTGATGCAAACGGCTGTTCTAAGTCACTAACTGCTAGCAAAAGGCCTAGGTACAAGTTCGTGTTGCCTAATACTTTTGGTTCTGCAGGACCTAAAAATAGTTCATTTAAGAACTGTGTTTCTAAATAATTTGTCGCTGACATAATGTACCTTATTATTTAACAAGGGGGGACCCCCTTGTTTTACATTACAGTGAAAGTAATGTTTTTTGGCAAGCTCACGTTAAGCCATGCATCATATGAACCTGTTGCACAAACATACGTTGGTGTCACTTCGTTAAGCTCAAAACCAGTATTTTTAAGATTTTGTAAGATCATTGGTAGATGTGCTGGAGTAAAGTTTTCAAGTTTCTTTTTAGTCATAGTGTTGTATATCCCATTCTTTTACAGTAAAGTCAGAACCAAAGTATTCAATTTTAATACGATAAATGTCATATCCAGTAGTTGGGCGCGTTAAAGTTGCTTTGCGAGTTCCTGTATTATACCAGCTGGGAATATTTGCATAACTCACATACGATGATCCGCCATATGGATTTTGAATTGATCCGTCACGTGGAGGAGTAATATTGTATACTTCAACACTAGGACTTCCGTGCCACGAAGGAATTTTAATAAACACTTCGTGTGTCCAAGAAATACCAAATCCTTGGTTCCAAAACATTAACATGCTTTCTGGATTAACTGCCTCTAACCAAGCACCGCTTTCGTAATTAAATGTACTAACAGTAGGTTCAAATTCAGTAATAGTACGGCGGAATATTGACTTAGTGTTATACTCTGCTAGCTGGTAAAAGGCACTATCGTTGTCATTAAACACATAAGCAGCGTGATAATAATCATGTTGATTAACAGGGAATCCCATGAATGTTGCAGCGTTTGACATTGTGAACGTTTGTGATGCACTATTGTGGTTCCAGAAACCATTTGTTGAGTACTGACTTGATTTGTTAACAGTTGTCCACATACTAAAGTCTGGGTGGTACAAGTTGCAACGGTGTGCATGGTTCACATTAAAATTTGGTGTTGTTGTTGAGCCAATTGGAATGTCGTCAATACTAGCACGAATATCATAAACGTTTGATGGCTGTCCGGTTACGCTGTTTGCATCACGCGCTGTACGTAATACAATATTCGCACCGCCTTCGTTTGGTCGCACGTGGTAGAATGCTGCGGCTAGGCCTGATCCCGGATCTTTTGCAGTAATGCCAAACGTTGATGTTGTTTGTACTTCTAATGGTACGTCAATTGACACTTTGTTATTGATTGAATCAGTTAATGTATTACCAGATAAGTCTCCATTGAAGCCGCCGCCGCCTAATTGTGTGTCAACATATTCTTTAGTGACTGCATCAGAGAGTAACAACGGTGTCCCTAGATTTGTAATGCGGTATCCGCTTGCATTTAAATCGCCGCCCAGTGACGGGGTTGTGTCTTCAGCAACTTCAGTTATTCCGCTAAGATTAACAGTTTCCCATTGCAGATTACCAACGCCATTAACAGTTAAAAAAGATCCTGCAGGGCCAGCTGGTAGGTCAGTCCAGTTTGTACCGTTGTGGGTTAACATTGACCCGTTTGTTGGAGTTCCAATATATGCAACGTCAGTTAATGCGCCTAGGTTTGTTGCTTGTGTTCCTGGCTCAAGCCGCTGCACAGAAGAATTCCAAACAAGGGTCTCACCGTCACTAATGCCTGTTGTTGACACATCAGAGAGTGAATCAATTGATTGCCCAACAATATCCTTAAGGTAGTTTTCTGACGCGTGATCACCCCATGAGTAAGCTGTTGACCAGTTTGAAATTTGCGCCGCTGTAATACCACCTGCCGGACTTGCTGTGAAGACTGGATCAGTCTCACTTGTTAAGTAACCACTTGTTGCGTGATCACCCCATGAGTAAGCTGTATTCCAATTGGTGATGTTTGTACTTGTAATACCACTTGCAGGGCTTGCTGTGAAGACTGGGTCAGTTTCGTTGAATGCTGACAATTCAAAATACGTTGTGCCGCTCCAACGATATGCTTTATTTGTATCAGTTGTTACGTAAATCTTGCCTACTTCCCCTACAGCTGGAAGTGTAGCATAAGACGAAGCTTCAATTACATCATCAACATACGAAGGAAGTTGCCCAGCTGGAACTTTTCCAGCACTGTCTAAGCCAGCAATACCGTTTGGTTGCCCAATATTGGATTGTAAAGCATAGCCCGCTGTTGAATGATCACCCCATGAGTAAGCTGTGTTCCAATTAGTGATGTTTGTACTTGTAATACTACCAGCTGGGCTTGCTGTGAATATTGGGTCAGTTTCACTTGTTAAGTAACCACTTGTTGAATGATCACCCCATGAGTAAGCTGTGTTCCAGTTACCAATATTAGTATTAGTAATTGTATAAGATGGACTTGCTGTAAAGATTGGATCAGTTTCGTTAACTGTGGTGTTACCTGGTTCAAACTGGCCTGTTATATCATTGTATTGCAATACTTGGCCATTAGTAATACCGGCTGTGTTAACATCACTTAATGTATTGATTGACTGTGAAGAAATGTCAGTCAAATAACCAACATCATTTGCAAATGCAGAAATATTTCCGGGGGTTACGTAACTTATAACACCAGTGTTTGGGTCATATGAAATATCACCGCTTGCGCTAATCGCATCCCGGGCACGGCTATTAGTGTAATATAGGTTATCACCTTCAACTAAATCGCTAGTTGTTTTTAATACAAAGCTTTGATCAAACAGTGCAGTATAAGCAGTGTTAACCCAAACATTGTTAGTACTATCCCAGCGTATAACGTCATTGCTTTGTGGGGATTCTGCAGATACGTCATCAAGGTTAGTAAAATCAGCCGATGTTTTAACTTGGACAAATACTTGCCCAACAGTACCATGGCTGCGAACAACAAAGCCAACTAACACTGATTTACTTGGAAACTGCGGGCGCGTTGATGTAAATTGTCCCGGGGTTTCACTTAACCAAAGAACAGTGCCTTCCGGATATGCTAGTGTATTAACATCGCGAACAATACCAGCTGTTGTAACAAATCCAGTTTGGTTGTTAGCGATTTCTTGTGTTGCAATCGCAATTGTTGTATCACTTGATACATTAAACAGCGCTGAAGCTGGTTCAACAGTAAGTGTTTGACTAGATGCGCCAACAACACGAACAACTGCGCCATTTGGTATAGTTGCACCTGTGACGTTTCTTACTTTTATTAATAGCTCTTGACCAACGTCTAGCGTGACTTCGTTATTCAATCCAATTGATATACAGGTGTGATCCGGATTCCACACCATTCTACCTGGAATTGGGAGTGTTGAAGTGTTTTGGTTTAAATCTACGTAATCAACTGTTGCAACTCCGCCAGTTAATCCACTAAGTGACGTGATATCAGTGTTTGCACCATTTTCTGCTCGTGTTGCAATTTCTGTATCAGTGTATGTATTAGCTGTAGATAGCGTTGTAGCACTACTATCATCAACGTAGGCTTTGTTTGTTGCATGATCAAGCTCAACAGGAGTTGGTACGTTTGCAATAACATTTCCGTTAGCGTCTAGACGTGCAGAGAGCGATGGGTTTGTATCTTGGCTTAAGCTTTCTAATTTATCGTTGTTTAAATTAGTAAAGTTATCGTCAAGCTCGCGATGAGTTAACGGTCTACTTAAGCCACTTCGTGTCGTGATGTTTGACATTAATGAGCTCCTTTCTATAGAATATATTCAACGTTATTTATAACCATAATAAAAGGCCACTAGGCCTTTTATTCTACAACTTCTTCAACAACGTCCTCTTCGCTGCTCAACGTTGAAATATCTTGATCTGGCGGGTCTAAAACCCAACCGGCTTGTTCGTATTCTTCTAGAGCTGACACGTTTATCACGTGGTAAATTTGTCCATTGGTTACTGTTAGTTTAGTCATGAAAAAATAATCTCTGTACGGGTTCGTTTGTTACTGGCGTTACATCAATCTTATTAATTTTGTTCCAAAGTTCGCGCGCGACCATTAGTGTGCGCCATGCTGTTTTTTATGTTGTTTCTTATCAAGTACACGAGGATCAACGTCTTTATATTTCTTAAGAGTAACAATTGCATTCATAATTGCATCTTCTTGGAATTCTTTAAGAGTAATATACTCGCTTGCTGCAACTATTACTTCTAACAACCCTATCCAATCTTCGTTTGTTAGTTTATGCAGCCAAGTCTTCCACAAATAACGATCGTCAATATCAATGCGGCCGTTTTCAATTATTTTATCGTTTAAGTATGTTGCAAGGTCATGCCATAAGTCTAGTGATTCGTTCATTTTGTTTTGTTCTCCTAATGTAATAATATTTATAGAAGGAGGGTTTAAACCGGGTTATAATAGGGTCAAAACGAATCGTTTTTTAATATTTGCCATATATCATTGTGAGATACAATCGCGCAACTTCGCAAAGCTCGTGTGTTTTATCGCTGGCAATGTGTCTAACCATGGGAACATAGCCAACCTCTCTATTTGACGAGTTACTGTTGTAATAGTCACTTAGGATCTTAGCAAGCTCTAACACACTCACACAAATAGTCCTGCAAATAGTATAAGTGTAATTAATGGCATGCATATGTATACCATTGCTGCAGCTCCGTTGATTAAACGGCTATCAATTGAAGAGTTTTCTATTCCACGCATTTGTTATAAAACCTTTAATTAGTTTATGTTGTTCGCGAACTTCTCACGAGGGTAATTTATTATTATACGGAGGGAGTTTACACTGTTGCAAATACTCATGATATTCAATGTAATGACCGCTTAAAAAGAGAAATTCAATTTGGCGATACACTTCGCTATTTTTGAGTTTTTCAAGAACAAAATATTCACTGTTTAATACATCAAGCCAATCTTTAGCAAATTTAAGTTTACACGTTGGTTCAATTAATTCGTTTTGTGTTATTTCGCTGTTATACAGGTTGTTATTGAAACATAATTCAATTGTCTCGTTAACAATTTTAAGCTGCCATGTCATGATTGTACTCCCTTGTAATGATATTTATTTTAGTCCACGTGATGTTATTCTACACCCAATGTAATCATTATAGTACTCGTCACTTAGTAAGACATCGTGTTCAAATTGCAATTTTGTCTCCCAATAGCTCATTGTTACTTTATTCTCACACATTACAAGTATTTCTCGCCGGAATTGGGATATTCCGTTCTTTGCAATAATACTTTTAATTTCGTTATTTGAGCCGTAATAATCTCGCCAATCTGTTTCTACCTTAACGTGACGTTTATTCTTCTTTCCTTTAAGTGGGGGGAGTTTCTTGGTTGTCCAAAAGTTCTTCTTGCCAATATACTTCTTATTGTTTACTGTATCATATATGATGTATACAAAACCTTGTGTGTTATTTGGGAGACTTGTTAGTGGTTTGTCTTTGTAAATCCAGCAATTCATCGTTAATGTCCTTAAGGGCGTGTGTTGTAATATCTTTTAGCTCAGGATATGTTGGCCAACGTAGTAATTCAAATGTTGCGCTTTCATCATCGCCATGGATGTGATCAACAAGTTTCGTTTTAAGACTAGTATTAAGCGTATTGAATATAATAACGTTTAATAAATTTAATTTATTAAGTGCTCGTTTATTATTAGTTTTCCACATGATGTTGCGGAAGTTTCTTCGTATTGCCACAAGATGTTGTAGTATAGGGCTCTTTTCATACACATGTATGTATATAGGTATTAGTCTAGAAACCTCATCGTGGAGTGCCATAGTATTCTCCAATGATGTGATAAAAATGGTCTTTTTTAAACTGCATAAGAATGTCTCTTATTTCTGTTGACACTAGTGCATAGTATGTTAGTTCCTCGCGATCAAGTATAATACGAGCGAGGTTGTTTGTATATCGCGGGTTTTTTAAATGAACTCTCAATGAAACTGGTGTTGCAACTTCTGTTGTTCCATCGCTAAAGGTATGAACAAATTGATTATTTTGTAAATCAAGCCCGTTGTAAGTTGGTAAATCTGTCATACAGTATTTAAGGGTATAAAAAAGCCCGGGGGTTAATCCGGGCTAAGGTAGGAAGGTAAAATATGGCAAGTTTTTGTTATTATTCTGTTTGGATTCAAAACTTGTAAACAATCCAAACAGTACTATTTAGGAGATATTATGAAATGGCATGTTTCACAAAAGTATTTATTATCGCATGCCATTTCGTGTTTTACTTTTTGGTTATTTCCAGATGTTTGGTTCTGGGAACTTAGTAATGTCGCGCGCGAGTCTAATTGCAGTGTCTTGATACCATTTAAAGTCTTTCTCTTTAATACGATCGCCGTTGGTTAGTTTCTTTTCAATGCGATACAATTTAACGCGGTCGCTTGATGATAAGTTCTTAGAAACAACAACTTTATCTTCATTTGATAGTTTAACATTTAGTTTAACGATGTCCTTAGTTGCAATGTTGTAACGTTTTGCTAGATATTCTGCTTGAGCTGGACCAAATACAACAACGTTAACTGGATTGTTACTGTTGTATACGCGAACATTAGTGCGAGTAACAAATTGATGCATTGGCTCAAACTCGCGTGTTTGATCAAAGTCGTAACGATCAATACCAATAAACTCGGCTGCTGCTTTAACGTGTTCGTTGCTTGTCTTCATTGAAGCAAGCCATACTGCAGTTGTTGAATCTTTATATTCGTTAGTACCAGCTTGTTTAGGAGTTAGGTATTGGCCATTAACGTTTAGGTTGCGCTTGAACTTAGAGTTAACAGTCCAAATAGTATTGTCAGTTGCAACTGAGTTAACTGCTTGTGCAATTGCTGCGAAGTCTGACTCTTTAAGTTTGTTAAACAGTGTCATTGACGGGTTTTGTTCACTTACTTGGTAAATTGTTACGCGCTGGCTTAGTTCTTTGTTACGAGCCACCCATGGTTTAATAGGTAGAGTTTGGAACTTAATGTCGTATCCGCTAGTTAAGTGCTTATATAGTGGACTTGAATCAAATCCATCACAAAGGAATGTTACATTTGCAAAGTTGTTGAACATCTGGCCATTGATCAAGTTGAACACTTTTAAAGTATCACACTGCTGGAACATATCATAGCGTTTAATTGCAAGAATATTGTTCTTTGATAAGCCAAAAACATCGCGCATTTTGCTTGAATCAAAAATAACGTCATCGTTTTCTTGGAAACGGTCTTTTGCAGCCGCTGTAAAGTCTACTTGGACAAATCCTTCGTCTCCGCCTTTAAGTGAGAATAGGTTCCAAAAATCATTTGTTTGGCTTGAAATGCTAACTGGAATTTCAGTTTGGCCAAAGTACTCAAAATATTCATCAATGACAAGATCAAACTCGCTATTGATTGTAGACCATTTGTCATAGCTTAGTAATCCATTGTGAGTAATGAAGATAACGTGTTTATTGCTTGAAGTCTTAAGAACGGAAATTGCATCGCTCAGTTGCGCAGACACTGGTGCTTCGCAGTCTTTGCTGTTAACAAGGATTGCGCAGTTGTTGAAGAGTTTGCAGTGCTCAAGCATTTGGTCAATACGGGGAACTGCGATGATTGTTTTGCGTCCGCTCTTTGCGATTTGGTTGTAAACAGTTGTGCTCTTACCAGAACCGGCTGATAAACTTGATTGGTAATAATTGGTAAATACTTTTGACATTTGATCTTTCTCCCTAATATCAAAAGGCAGTTGCTACCCATAGCACTGCCTTTTTTCTTTTCTACACTTTTATTTATCTATTGTAACAGAAAAAGGCACAATTTCTAGGTATTTTTATCACAAAACTTGTAAATCAGGCGATTTTTTCTAGTTTTAGAAAAGTGTACATGGGTCCACCAGAGAAAAAAGTGTTACAATTTATCTTAATATTAAAGTTATTTTGTGACACTTTTTGAGTGTCACTTCATGTGGCATAAAAGTGGTATTTCAACAAATTACACGCAACGAGTGTTAGCGAGTGGAGTGAGATACAATTAGCTCTTAAACAAGTAGATATTTCATTTGCGAAGAGGCCAGCTGGCAGCGAAGCGAAATGAAATGGATATGACTGGTTCACGTGAGCAAATGAGCGTTAGCGAATGGGCAGGCGAACACGGACTGGTCATATATTAACCACTAAGTCATATAACAAATGGCATAGGAAATATCATATCAAATGGAGATGTCATCGTTGTGTGTTCGCCTGCTTCGCCGTCAAACATGTCATTGCCATTTTTTGTCGCACTCGCTTCGCTCATCGCTCGCAAAATGGCCATTCCACTTAGACTGTCGTCTTTTTTGCTTCGCACTTCGTTCGCTAACACTCACTTCGCCATTTGGTATTGTTAGCAACTACTACCATGCTCTATGAAAGGAAAATGAACCTCTCTGGTGGACCCATGTACACTTTTCTAAAAAAGATTTTAGTCAAGAAAAACCCCAATTGATGTAATCGCATGGGGCAACAAAACAAACAATTTTTAGGAAACATGTAAGAAATGATCATCTTACAAAAATATTTATCTCTCTAAGATCATAGGGTCACGCAGACGGAACTTCACTAGACCAGAGTGGAATGGAACTAAGCTAAACTAAATGAACTAACACATATGAACTACATTAACACATATATGATATACCTTTCTTCTATTCTTTCTTCTATTCTATCTTATATTAAGCGTGTGTACCAAAGTCAAGGGGCACCATTTGACGTGTGTACCAATCTGCCACAAAAAACCCCAATTGATGTAATCGCATGGGGTAAAAAGGTATGAAGATATTATAATGCAACAATATTTACCACCTTATAAATATTTCAAAGGAGAGTACCATGAAGATTGGCATTATTAACAAACATCGCGCATCAATTACGTTTAAACGATCCTACTCACGCCACTTGCTTGAATCACTTAGTGTTACTTCTTCGCAAGCTGATGTTATCAGTTCATTAGTAATGGGCGACAACCAAATTGCACATTCTATAGGTTGGCTGTACAGCAATAATTGCACCGTTACAACTTCAATTGATATTGATTACAACATCGCGAGTATGAGCTATGATGTGTTCTTTAAACTAACTGTCCATTCTGCAAATATTGAAGAAGTTGTAACATTCCTCTCACTTTCTGGTTAACTAAGGTTTTTAACCCAAAAACCACCAATGATTATTGGTAGAAACGTAAATTTCACGCTACTTTGCTGCGATCTTGTTGTTATCAAGTTGCTAAAAGTTGCTATTTGCAGCGAAAAAATCACTGGTTACGAAAAGTAAGGGTAATGGTTACT